ATACGAAACAAACTTTTAACTTGTTTGGCACGGGACATATCAGCCACTGATTTACCCTCTAATGCATCATCAACTTCTTTCTTTGATGCCAAGTTGCCGATTGAATCAATGACAATAATTAATTTATCACCACGATTTAAGTCTGCTAACTGTGCCATTATATCAAATTTAAGTTGTTCAATATCAGTAAGGGGAGTATGTAAAACACGATTAGTATCAATACCGAAACTATCAAAATAAGATTGTGGTGTACCAAACTCAGAATCATAAAATAAAAGGGCTGCGTCTTCATATTTGTCCATATAAGATTTGGCCATCAATAATGAAAATGCTGTCTTAAAGTGTTTGGATGGACCTGCCCACATAGTAAGACCTGGTGTTAGACCTCCGTCCAATTTACCAGAAAGTGCCACATTAATAATTGGCACTGCTGTTGGAATCATATCTTTGTTTGTAAAGAATTTTGATTTTGATAGAATAGCAGATTCTTTGATACTACTATTCTTTTTAATTTTATCTAATATACTCATTTGTTTTCCTTAAACGAAAATGGTTCACTGTAATCATACTTAGGTTTGAGTTTTTTATTCACACCAATTGGTGGAATACTTTCACCTGTAGCTTCATCTATAACAATATTTGTTACATTATCTTTATCAACATGTATTGAATCGTCTTTAGGAACGAAAACTGGAATGTCTATATCTTCCATTTTTGTTTCTTTGACAACCGGTTTTAGTGATTCGGGTTTTCTCATTGACATATTGGCAGCAATCAACAATAGAATAGCCAACGGATCAAACACCACAATAATCAATAGAATTACAACCCTTACCGCCTTGTCAATGAGGTCAACATCAACCGTTTGATTGTAGAGTAAGGCGGCAATATATTTGATTGGCCCGAAATCCGCTTCTGTTTTCTTAAGCTCATTAGATAGAGGCGCACGTTCCTCGGAGTATTTGGCAAGGCTGGCCTGCGATTGGTTAATCTCTTGTAGTATTCTACTACGCTCTTTCTGTTGGGAACGGCGTATAGCTTGCGCTTTATCGGTACCTTTTTCGTCTGTTGTGCGACCCATCGTTTGATCCACAATCTCATCATATTGTTTGAGTATCTTGCGGTTTGCATCCACCTTTTCTTTTTCAATTTTAATCCTCTCATCTAAAATGGAAATCTTATTTACAAGTGGTGCATTATCGGATGAATGTTCAAGGTGTGCTTTTGATAAGAAACCAAAAATACCCATGGATGTAATAAGCATCAGAATAGTTACTGCTGCACACAAATATGATTTAATTAAAAAAGGACATTCTTTCCAGTTATTATATAACCACGATACAGTTACAAGCTTTGACACTTCAAGTACCGAACCCATAAAAATAACTGGCCAAAATGAACCAGGAAATATTGCAGCCAAACCAATAACAGAATAATAACCAGCCACACCTGATAGGCCAATGGCTGTTAGAAAGGTCAAAAAAATCATGAAAAGAAGTCCTCAAGTGAATTGCCTTTCTCAGTTTTCCATCCAATGCAATCCAAAATGCCACGAATTGGGTCTAAGAAAGTTTTGTCAAATTGTAAATCATAATCTACATACTTGTCAAGCTCAAACTCTTTTGGTAACCTAGACGGATATGAAATAACGGTTTCTTTGAATGGATTTGGCATCTTCAAATACGTATATTTGATTTTCTCACCTTCTTTAATCAACTCGTATTTCTTGGTCAAACCAAGTTGTTTCAAGTGGTGATTATACAGAATGGCACCTTTCACATGAATTGGTGTACCTTTTTTATACATTGATACTGCATCAGTATAGGTTTTCAAACCATTCATACCACGGGGTGTGGAGATTTCTTCTGGTGGCATTCTTTTGAATTCTTCCCTGAAGTCAGCGATGAATTTGTGGATATCTTCTTCTGTACCATTGATAATCAACTTGATAGATTCTTTCATCTTGGTACGAATGGCAGCAGGCGTGGATGATTTAACCATCTCAAGACCCATGACTTTCATCTTAGGTTCTGCATACTGAACACCTTCGTTGTTATAGATGTTTAGAATGTAACGTTTCTTGGCAATCCAAATACCTTTGTTGGCCAAGCCCTCACGTTTCATTTGCATCTTTTGGGCATACGCATGAACATACGTAGCAAGCTCCTGATAACTCTTGTCAATGTACGGTTGAATCTTATCTTCACAGACACGGTCCATGAAGGCGATAAGCTGATTAACATCCGTCTTTTTAGAATACACTTTATCAACAAGTGGACCAAGCTTGAGATATATAGAGTCTGTGTCCGAGGCGATAACATAATCAATTTCTTCTGTAGATAATAGTTTGTTCATGTACTCATTGATTTTGTTTTCAATCCAACGAATACTTAATTGGCCAGCAGTGGTGACACCCAAGGCCATACGTAAATCATAAAACCTGAAATATTGAGAGCCCAAAGCACCATAAGCAGAGTTAAGTGATACCTTTTTAGCCAACTGTAGGTTGTCGTATCTGGCAATACGTTTTTCAATTTCATATTTTTTAGATTCATCTTTTTCAACCTCATATTCTTTTTTGGCCTGAATCATTAGGTTCTTAAACTTCTTCCTATCTTCATACATTTCTTCCATCATCTTAGGTAAGAAACCTTGTATGTCTGTACGGAAGAATTGGCCATTAGGTGTTATAGTCACACCTTCAAGTTCGGAGGTATCAATAGACTTGTTTAACATTTTGTCAACAGTAACACCAGAAGAAATAACCTTACGCATTTCTTCGGTATAGTTTTCTGGTTCAATCAATGTTTCTGGTGAAATGTTGTATTGCATCATCAAGTGTGGATACAGACTGTTCAAGTCAAAACTGGCCACATAATCATGTAGACCTGCTTGTACATCTTTAACATATGCACCTTCAAATGCCGCATCTTTTTCTTGGATAACTTTTGGTGGTACGATAATGTTCTGCTTTAACAGATAGGAATATGTCAGAGAATCCCACATACGAGTTTGTGCAAATACATCTTCATAGTTTGATTTAGTATCATATGCTAAAGTCAAAGCCAACTCAATCAACTTCAACTTATCTTCCAGACGGAGAATCAAGTCAACGTCTTTGATGTTGTATTCAATAAACTTTTGGTAGTTCAGTCTGTAAAGTTGGTGTAAGTTTTCATATTCATCATATGAAATTTTACCGTCACCAAGTTCTACTTGTGCAATGTTATCCAAACGATAGGACTCTTGTGATTTACCACCCGGCGCATACCATTTATATAGTTCAATGTAATCAAGTGAAGCAACACCAACAATTTCATATGCAATCAGTTGACGCCCGTTGATGTTAGTTGTACGATTTTTAATGAAGTTCCATGGAGATAATTTCTTGGTATCATCTTCACCAAGAATCTTATTGAATCGGTTAATCAGATATGGAATATCAAAGAACTTGGTGTTCCAGCCAGTGATAACATCTGGACATTTACGTGACCAGATTTCAATAAACTTCTTACAAAGAGTCCATTCATCACGGCACTTGATATATGTCTCATCACCTTGAACAACATAGTCGCCACATCCTAGAACGATAGGAGGACTACCGATATAGGTGATAGCAATGGCTGTGATTGGTTCATTCGCATCGTAGGGGTCTGGGAAACCATTCTCCGAACCCACCTCAATGTCAATCACTGCAACAAGAATCTTATCTTGATCCCACTCAACCATGTCAGGATGGTGTTCAGCAATATAGGCATATTCCCAACGTGTGTTGCCAAATATTCTGGCATTAGAAATGTCTTTGAATTTATCCAAGTAGTCTTTGGCTTCATAGATGGTACCAAACAACTTGCGTTGCAATAACTCGCCATCTAATGAACGATATTCAGTTTTTTTGTTGGCTTGAATGTATAGGGATGGAGAGTATTCAATCTTTTGTTTAACTCTTTTACCATCCAGAACACCACGATAGAGAATGTGTCCAGCAACTGACTGGACATTTGTATAGAAACTTGTCATTAACCTGTAATTATTTGTTGTTGACCTGGAAGGATGATACCGGCACCAAAGATTTGATTGTAGTTCTTAGTGAAATCTTCAGCCGGAACGTAAGAGTATACTACATGTTTCTTAGAAATGGCAATAGTGGAACCTGTTACCTGTTCAGCGTGTAATGGGAATGGTGCAAAACCTACGTTTGGTTGGCCATCTTTATCACGTACAACTGCAATACCCACTGGATTACATAGTACAAATTCAGTTTCGGATTCCGTTTCAACTTCGGCAAGTACTTCTTCGTTGGTAATTAGTTTGAAAGCAAGTATTTTCATAATATCCTTTTTAGTATGTTACACCACATAAATAATTATATAGTTTGATTTGAATTAACATTATATCATTTTTTTATCATGTTGTCAATAGAAAAAATGGTACAAAATGGATCCGTTCACACTCTTTGCCTTGGCCAACGGTGCAGTTGCCGCTGTCAAAAAAGGTTGTCAGTTATATAAAGATATCAAAGGTGCCGCTGGGGATGTGAAAGCAGTCCTCAAGGATTTGGACGACCAGTTCCACAAGGCACACCCACCAGGCAAACCAGCAAGCACAGCGGCCGTCAAACAATTAGCAGAAGAAAAGACCCGTGTTAAAGAATTAAACAAACGCAGTGAAGATTCAACTAACATCTATGCGGAAATTGGTGATTATCTCGGTCAATATTATGACAACTACTTTAAGTGCCTTGCTGTACTGGAGGAAGAAGAAAAACGAAGCAAAACAGAAGTTTATTCCGGTGGTGATAGTTTAGCTAAACGTGCCTTGAAACGTGTTCTAATGAAAAAACAATTAGAACAAATGGGTACTGAACTCCGTGAACTGATGATATATCAAAGTCCACCAGAACTTGGTGCATTGTTTACTGAAGTTGAAAAAATGACTAAAGAAATGGGCAAAGAACAAAAGGTTCTGATTTCTAAACAGATGCAAGAAGAAGCCGTCAAGGCAAAACGAAGAGCTAATAGAATTGAATCTTATAAGTTTGAATTTGGATTGTTTATAGCAGGTTTGATTCTATGTATGTTTTTAGGCATATTCTGGTATTGGTTATATCAAGATAAACAAGAAAGATGGAAAGATAGAACTTACCGAGAAGAATTAGAAAAACAAAAGAGATATGAAGCGCAAAAGGTTAAAGAGGCTATTCAATATTTGGATGAGAAAGCTTACGAAAAAAATAAGGAATTAATAACACCAAAATGAAAAAAGAAAAAAAATACACATTTTTGGAATGGGTATTTGATGTAGTTGGTTTAATGAAGTTCTTTTTATATTATTTGGCGTTTGCTTTGATTATTACAATTATGGTTTTATCATTTATTTGGTGGTATACTACCAAATGAAACCATCAACTAAAAAATAAATTGGTAGCGGACCTCGGAGTCGAACCGGAACTGAGGATTATGAGCCCACTGTGATACCATTTCACCAATCCGCACTAATTATTTTTTGTCGCCTTATAATTTCTTCTAGAATTCTATCAAATTCTTCTTGTTCGTAACGTTCTTGTTCTACCTCAGCTGGTGAGGGTTTTCTAAAAATCTTGTCGTAGTTATTTGCAAATGTTTCCTGTGAAACACTAAAAGGTCTTGGACTAGAACCTTTGCCACCATCAGACATTTTATTCTCCGTAAATGAATACTACATGGTCAATTGTAACAACGTAGTAATCACCTGATTTAACTGCTGCGTTCCAATTCAATAGAATAACATCACCAACTTCAACTTCATCCACCTTAGGACCAATAGATATAACTTTTGCTTTATCTGGTTCGTTGGCAGACTTTAGAATAATTCCTGAATCTGTTTGTTTAGAACCCTCAATTCGTTCAATAACAATTCTATTTCCCAATGGCTTAATATTCATAATGTCCTCAAAAAAATGGAGCGGTCTACTGCTTTGCTCAGTTAACATAAAAGGGTATCTCATGTCGTACTATTACAAACCGCATATAATGGAGCGGGATGAGAGAATCGAACTCTCAACCGGAGATTGGAAATCTACTGTTTTACCACTAAACTAATCCCGCATAAAATCTGTTGTAGTTAACTTGGAGCGGGTAGAGAGAATCGAACTCTCAACTAAACCTTGGCAAGGTCTTGTGTTACCACTAGCACCATACCCGCATCATGTGTGTATTATATAGGCTTCTTATTAAGAAGTCAAGCATTATTTTTTGGTACGAGTAACCGGAGTCGAACCGGTACGCCGAGGCGGCAGATTTTAAGTCTGCTGGGTCTACCAATTCCCCCATACTCGCATCACATGGTAGGTCCGTTTCCATTTTTGAAACCGACCTCACCACCTTCTTCTTTGATTCGTTTCATAACATCTTCAAAAAGAATCGGTCTAAAATCTGTTTGTTCAACACAAACACAATGGTATCTGTTATCAATACCCATTGGTTTTTTATTGAAGCCACGAATCTGTACACGATTAGAATGTAGATGGCCATGGATGTTTACACCAAAACGACCAAGACTTTCCTCATGAATAGGAATATGAGACAGAATCATTCCGTTCATTACATGATATGCACGAAGCTCACGGAAGTGTTGTCTGTACTCCTCATCTTTGAAGATATCATGGTTACCACGAATCAGAACTTTGTCGCCGTTAAGTCTATGCATAATGCTAAGTGCTTTACGGTTAATCACAACGTCACCAAGATGATAAACTTTATCAGTTGGTTTGACTGTTTCG